CATCAGTACCTGTTGCGCTATCAACGCTATCGGAATAGCGAACACGCAAAGTATGAATTTGACTAACAGGGCCAGTCATTGGTTGTACACCTACTAATTCATTAGCGATTACAGTAGGCATAACCCGTCTAATAACAGGCAAAATCACGCGATTAAGCGTAGAAATGTTACCTGCTGAGGTAGTGCCAGCGGTTGCGCTTTCTGACAAGTATTTACGAGTATTTTCTAAAGTTGCTGCCATTACAGACTTTTTAGTACCTTGAAGGCCTTCCAAAAGTGCAGATTTTGTATCCTGCCAGCGTGATTCTAATAGTTCTGACATTTATTATCTCCTTATTATTTTAATCCAGCAAGACGGCGTAGTTCGAGTACATTTGAATCGTCTGCTTTTTGATGTGTCATAGTTTTAGCAGTTTTATTTCCGGTAATTTCTTTACTTTCTGATAAAACATTTTTTTTCTTTGCTGGTACTGTGTTATTAATAACTGATGGTAAATATTTTTCAAATGATTTTTGAAGTCTATCAGTTTGAACACTTTCCAGTAAATCTTTCATGATTTCTTGTTGTTTTTTATTCAACGGAGAAATTAATCCATGAATAGTTTGCTCTCGCTTAAATGATTCTGTCAACTGTTTAGCTTTCAGATCATTAGCTTCTGCAAGTTTTTTTGCTTTAGCAGCAAAAACTTTAGCTTCGGATAATTGTTTATCTTTAATGGATAAAACTTTCATAAGCTTTGCTGTTTCTGATTTTTCATTCAGATATGAGTTTCCGTACTCAGCAGCAAAAGCTTCGAATATCTTACGTCCAAAGTCGTGTTTCCGTGAAGTTTCAATATCTTCTTTAAGTTGGTTAATTTCTTTTTTAAGGATATTACTAACTGTTTCAGATACTGTAATTGCACTATGCTTTACAAAGTTAGATTTAACTTTTTGTAATTCTTTTTTAGCTTCGCTAATCAATTTAACTTTAGTTTCAGCTAAGTCTTTTTTGTCTTCGTAAAATTCTGTAATTTCAGAAGAAAGAGATTCAACAACGAAATCTTCAAGTTTGTTAAACTGTTCTTTCATAGCTTTTTTATCAGTATGAAATTCTTTGATTTCTTGTTTTAATTGTGAAGCCACAAACTCTTTCATTAGTTTTGCATGTTCGCGGATTGCAGTTGCATATTTTGCTTTAGCAACTGACAATTGTTTGCGATCTTCTGCAAATTCGGCAATTTCCGCAGTTAAGCGTTCAGCTAACATTGTATCAACAGCTTCTACAATGGAAGTTTTATCTTGCTCGTATTTTTGAGCAAATTCTTCGCGCAGTTCTGCAATTGCTTCTTTTTTGTTTGTTTGGACTTTTACATCCCATGCTTCTTCAATTTGTCTCTTAATTTCTTCAGAAACAACATTATTTTCGAAGAGTGTTTTCAACGCATCTATCATCTTTTATTTCTCCTCGATCATTGGAGTTTGTTGATTATATTAATCAACGATTCCTTTAGATATCTTTGTGCTTGTGTATCATATTTTGTTGCTTGTGCTAATTCGTATGCTTTATAACCACCTCGGTTGTTCATAAGATGTTCATAAATTGGAGTAGGATAAGCACCTGGTGCACTTGGTTGTGCTACGACATCTACAGTAATAATTTCAAAATCTGAAACTTCACCTGAGCCGTCTTCTTTAACATTTCCAGAACCTCTCGATGAAACACCTAATTTCACACCGGATTCTAACATAGTGCGAACCAGTTGTCCCATCGGAGTAGGAATTATTTTAAGTTTTCCATATCCATTATCGCCGTCCATCCACGATTCTGTAATCATATGGCTTACTCTATCTAGATTAATGTTAAGACCTTCTGGATGATCAACTTCGCCAAGAACTGAGTATCCTCCTTGAATTTGATCGTTGAGAGTTTTGACAGCCCTGCCAATTTCATTTACAGGATATACTCGTTGATTAGCATTACGAACTCCACCTTGTATACAAATACCTTTCATATACAAATCTTTTCCTTCGTTTGCTGCTTCAACTACTATTTTTGCTTGGTCGAATGTCAAGTTCTCTCGTAAGTTTCTCATTCAAACTTCCTTATTTTGCTCGACTAGATAATTTATTCAATGTACTGTTAGCTGATTTATCTGCTTGATCTGCTTTGCCTTTTTTCTCAGCACCATGACCTGGTTGCTTAGAAGAAAATGCTTTACCAGCTTTACCACCTGGTACATTAATATTTCCAGTTTTCATATCAGTAGGATTTTGCTTGTTTAATGCAGAACCTTTAATTTTAGATCCTTTTCCCACTTCTGCACCTTTTTCAACAGTATTTCTAACTATGTTGCTTGCAGTGCCGCCCATGTCATTTTTTTTAGAAGGTAATGCACTTTTAGTATTTTGGCCGTTATCACCACCAATTTTTGCACCAAACCCACCGTTTACTTTTTCTACATATTCACGCATTTGTTCAGTAGGAGAATATGACTCTTTTGGCATAGCAGGCTCTTCATCTTCCATGTCTTCCATGTCTTCATCTTCCATGTCTTCCATGTCTTCATCTTCCATGTCTTCCATGTCTTCATCTTCCATGTCTTCCATGTCTTCATCTTCCATGTCTTCCATGTCATCGAAGTTTTCTTCACCTTCTTCGTTAGCCATCATTTGTTCAAATTCTGCTTTTAAATCTTCTAATGCGTCTTCAAGATCAACTACTCGACTTTCCATATCGTCGCCTTCATCGTCCATGTCTTCATCGTCCATGTCACTCATAAAGTCATCAGTTTCGTCACCACCGATTTCGTCGGATTCGTCAAAATCTTCTACGTTGTCCCAATCGTATTCTTCTTCATCTTCATCGTCTAAGCTATCAACATAACTGTCATCATCGTCATCAAAATCATCAGATTCTTCTAAATCTTCATCGTCCATGTCGTCGTCTTTGTAATCGCTTTCTAATAACGACTCATAAATATTACGAGATTTTTCAACTACAATCTCGTGAAATAATTCCTGTGCTGCTTCTTTTTCTTCATTAACAAGAAATTCAAGCATTTTTTTAAATTTTGCCAAATTTGCCATTTTAAACTCCTATAAATTTTTATTTACCTAATTGGTATGAACTGTCAATATATATTTACATAAAACTTATAAAAGTGTAGTGAAACAGGCTAAAAATAAGCTCATTTTATTTCTTTTATAAATTGATAAGTATTTATATGTTTTAAATTATTAAGATATGTAAATTCAGTTGGAATAAAATTTTGATTATCTATTACTCTTATATACTCAATATTTGGATTACTTCTAATTGTAATAACGGTTTGTCTTAACCAATTTCCATAAAAAGTAGCAGGCTCATTATCTTTTTTATAGTTAAGTGTTCCGGCATATATGTTATTAACTTTTTCATTAATACCTTGATAATCAAACCCTAGTATGTATATAGTATTAAATTGTTTTTCACTAGCAAACCATAATGCAGTAGGTCCTGAACTCCATCCTTTAGATTTTTCAAACGTATTAAATCCTTTAAATTTTGATTGTAACCTAAATGGATTAGTCCAAACTTGATTTTTTAATTGATACTTGTGATGATTAATCTCATCAATCATTTTATAATCAACCGCAACTAAATAGTCAGGACTAAACTCTCTATATAATGCGTTGCATCCAAATATTTTACCGTGTTTTTTTAATAAATTTAAGTCAATATCTTTGCGACTAGTTCCATTTCCTACTACAAATGCTTTCATTATTAAAACGCTGGTGCTTGTTCATTTGGTTCAGGAGCTCCATACATTTGTTTAATAAAACTCAATTCTTTCTCACGTTCTTTTTTATGTAAGTCAGATGCTTTACGAATTCTGTTTATTTGTTTTAATGTTAATCTAACTTTACGTGTATCCTTTTTTTTCATTGGAGTTTCGTCAAATGAAGGATCGTATCGATTATCATCGTCTACATGTAAAATATTATCAACATCTGAATAAAATAATTCTCTTAATATCATAATTAATCTCTTAGCTGTAGTATATTTATCTAAATTATTAAGCTACCGGTGGTTGAGCTCCTGCTGCCGGCGGCATTTCACCTCCTTCTGCTGGCATTTCACCACCTTCTACTGGCATTTCATCCATAGGCAACTCTGATTCAATGCCTCCCATATCTACACCGATTGACGTAGAGTTAATGCCTAAATCCCGCATTTCGCTAGAAGAATCTGCATCTAATCCTGTTAGATTTTCCTCATTTTCTTCTCTCCATAAACGTTCGTTTTCTGCAATTTCATCTGCAGTTAATCCTAAAAATCGTTTAAGTGCATATCTATTAGAAATATACGGTAATGCTGCCATCTGTGTAAATGTTGGAATTCTAGCATTATCAATTTCACTTTGTCTATATGCTGCAAAGTTTTTTGGAGGTTGAAATTTTAAATCAAACATAGAAACATCAATATTTACTCCATGTTCTAGTAAGTACTTTTTAAATTCTTTATCAAATTCATTTATTAATAAACTTTGTAATCTTTCACAATATGTATTAAACCGTAATTCTTGAATATATGCAGTGCCTACCCTACCGTCATTATATTGGCTGGATGCATCTTCTGCTCCTGTTGGTAAGTAGCTCGATGGTATTCTTAATCCTCTAACTAATTTATTAGTAAAGTATTTTAAATCATCAATTTCACCTAAGTTAGTTCCACCTGGTAATGTTTCAACCTTTGAGCCTCGTCCTTCGGAAGTTTGTGGGAAAAAGTAGTCTTCGTTGATTGAATTTTTAACAAAAATTCCACTATCAATTGCAAACGTATGATAATTATGCCATTTTTCTGTTCCATCAATAGTAATAGTACCAGTATCTCTGTTTGATACTTTTTCAATTTTAACTACTCTATGATTAAAGTTGTCTATTTCGTTAACAAAAGATTTCCAATTTTTATAGCCAAAAGATTTTAGTGTAAAATTAAGTTTTGAATGTCCAAATTTATTAAAATCTTTGTTACACTGTGCATTTTTGTAATCAAATTGAGTACTATTGCTATTTTTAACCATTTCTACAACTTGATTTTTGTTAGTATATCCTTGTTTAACATAATCAGCAATTTTTTGCAAGACTTCAAATGTAATCGAGGATTGTTGAGTTTTAATCTTAATTTGAGAGTCTTTTAATTTAGACAATCGACGTTTTTTTTCATTAAAATTTAATTCTTTCCAATCTTGTTTAGTTGTATCTAATATTTTTTTACTAATTACATCTCTTTGCAGTTGTGAAACATTATTCCAAAAATTACCATTAATGGATGAATGATATAATGTAAAATCGTCAATATTCATATATTGTAAGTTTCTAGGATCATTATTAAATCTATTAAAATCTTTATGATTAATAGTTGTTTTTTCTAATCCTTTATGTTCTGTTAAAAATGTAAACTCTTGATGTTTATTTTGCTTTTTAAAAAACTTTCCAACAATATCATGAGTCCATCTCCAGTTCTTTTCAGAATGATCCCATACTTGTTGGTAATTAGTTGTTTCATCAGTTGATATTGACTTATTTCTTCTATTAAATGAAATTAAGCTATCTTTATCTGTTAAATCTTTAGCTTCTACAAATCCTTTGCCAAACACAGGTATTTTGTGATCTGGAGTACAAGTTAATGTTTCTCCATTATCTAATGTAATTTTAATCACTTCTGTATTTTTTCTAGTTACACCTGCCCAGTTAATTACTCCTGGTACAACTTCGCCTGTTTCTGGATTACAACTGTACGCCCAATTTTCCTTTCCTTGTTCAAACTCTACTATTAATTCATTTAATGTTAAAGTTCTACCATCTAATAATGGGATTTTAGTTGTTAAATCTAAGCACAATGGGTTATATGCTGCATCAATTACTGATTGTCCACCACCTGTTGCACTAGGTATTCTACGTTGATGTATTTCTGTTTTAACTCTTTCTACAAATTGCATAGCAAGATGTGATGGCATATTACCTACGTCTACATAAAATACCCTACGTTCGGGTGCTCGTTGTACCCGATATATAATAATTGCATCTTCTAGTAATTCTTTTTGTTTATACACTTTAAAGATAATTTCTAAAAGGCTAGTTCCAAATGGAAAATTATTATCTAATCCTTCTGATAAGCTTAAATGTATTACATGTTTTGCATCAACTGTAACTTCAGTTTCGGTGGTATTAAATCTAGAAGTATTAACTGCTCTAGTTTGCCCAACTAATCCATTTGCATTACCAACCGGTTGATATTGCGAAGTGCCTCCTGTTATATTCCCAGTAGACTCTCGAGGTGTAGTTGCAATTCCATGTACAAAGTTAAAATTAATATTTTCTAATACATATTGTTCAGGTACTTTTCCTTCTGACTCGTTAACAATAACCCTTGTTACATTCATAGGATCTATATGATACCATTTTTTTGTTTCTGGATCTCTAAGAAAAAATTGATCACCATATTTGAAAGTGTTTCGAACTGTTCTAAACATTCTAGTTTCAAAATTTTGCAACTTACACCATTGCCGTAAATATTGTAGTATAATTGTTACTTCTGAATTAGTAGCTTCTTGATTATAATCTATAATGAAAGGCGTATTATTTAATGTATTTTTTTGGGTACAAAATTCTGCTAATATATCTAATGCTGCATTAACTTCAGAATCAAGATCCATTGTATTATATTGGCCGTATCTATCAATTCTATTTGGAGCTCCTACATACACATCTGGAAGATAACTTGAATAGTTTGATCTAGCAGGCCCTACGTTTTTGTTAGATGAGCCGTATGTTAATGGACTACTGGTACCATTAGTCGATTGATTGGTTTTTGCGGGTGTAAAATATTTACGCCATGACATATATATATTCCTTATTAATCAAATTATGTTGCTGCAACTGCTACATTTCCAGATAATGCTCCAATCCTTCTAGTATTTCGTTCAATACCTTCATTAAATTCATGCATCTCTGTTAATATTTCAACTACTTGCTGCATTAACATATTTAGTTGTTCAGTATTACCAATTGCTTTTTGCGGTGTAGGCAAAATTTCAGTGTTATTATCTATGTTATTAGCCGATGTTGTAATGTTACTACTAATTAGCTGTTTTATTTCATTTACAGATGTAAGTAAATTATTCATAGTTACATTATTAAGTTCAACATCAGTTGTTGTATCTGTATTAACTTTAACATTCTCCAATACTGATTTAAAATCAGTATCAACAGGTTTTAACTTATCGTTAGGATTAGTTAATGATGCTTTAAAATCAGTATCAACAGGTTTTATCTTTTTTATATCATCATTTAATTTTGTTTTATCTAATTGCGACTCAAAATTGAAATTTCCAAACAACCCGTCAATTTTTAATGGTTTAATATTTCCAGAACTACTAGACAAATCAGAAACTAATTGCATTGCTGCTTGGTATTTTTCAAGAGCTTTCAAATTATTGTCAATTTTATCAATATCAAACTGATTTTTTGTAAATTCATTTATTGCTTGATTTAATTGCTCCATTATTTTTGATAAAGGTGACGCAGTATCTTCAGCAGGAGCATCACTAAACATCGATGTTATAGAATCGAATATCTTATCAGTTATTGATTTTGGTTTTTCTGTGTTTAAACCTCTTAACAATTCAAATATATTACTAATTTCAGTTACAGCTTTTGAAAAATCAACAAGTGCAGTTGTATTATCTAAAACTCTTGCTATATTATACGGTTCAATGGTAAATAAACTAATTATTTCATTTATTTGGTGTATTGCATCAATTGCAGTTTCTGCTGAATCTATAGCAGATAAATTTTCTATTACTTCACTTGCGTGTTTAATTCCTAAACCCAATTCAGAATATGCTAAGGCATTGTTTTGAGCAACATCGGTATTAAACTGAAATGTTGTAAATGCTAACATCACTTCATTCATTTGATTAACAATATCAATAATAGATGCTTTTGCTTTTTCTTCGCCAAACATTCCTACTATACTTTTAGTTAAAGTATCTGTTATCGATGGTGCTTCGTTTGCTCCGGTCATTTCATTAAACAACTCGGTAATATTTTTCATTTCCCTAGCAGCATTTTTAAAATACAATAATGAAAAATAATTATTTTTTAGAACTTTATTGTCAATTTCTTCTGCACTAAACGCCTTCATTGCATCCATTAACTGACTAAGATCGATTGCTTCAAAATTATCATCAATTTCAGGTAACATTGAAATTGCATCTAATGCCCAAGCAAAGTTAGACACAGCTTCTGTATTTGATTTAATTACTTCAATATTGTACAATTGACTTGTAAACTGTATAATTGCTGCTGTTAACTTTGAAAAATCAAGTTTACCAATTTCTTCAATGTTTTCTAGTTTTGGAATAGAACCGATTGATGTAATTGCACTTGAAAATTCTTGAACTGCTTTAGAATTTTCCTTAATTATATCTGAATTTAAACCTAAACTTTGAAAATATAGAACTTTATCTTCAATAATTTTTAAATTTAACGCAGAAAAACTTTTTTCGTCAAACGTAACATTAGCAATGCTAGTTAATCCAGATGCAAACTCTTGAATAGCCATTGTATTTGATTTTACAGCATCTGCTAGTAATCCCATACTTTGAAATTCTAATACTTTTTCTCTAATTACATCTATATCTATATTTTCAATTTCATTTATAGTGTCTGGGATTTTACCTACTGATGATAAACCGTTTGAAAATTCTATCACAGCATTAGCATTAGATTTCATTATATCTGGTGATAAACCCATACTTTGAAATTCTATCAGTTTTTCTTTAATTGTATCAATGTCAATTTCATCAATGTCATCGTTCATTGATGGGATTTTACTTGCAGCATTAATTGCTTCTGAAAATGATATAATAGAATCTTTATTATTATTGATAATATCAAGTTTAAATGTATTTTCTGTAAACTCGTTGATGATATCAATCATATCGTCTAAATCGATATCTTCAAATTTATCTTCAAGCGATACTTTTTCAATAGCTCCAATATCAACCATTGCTTGTGCAAAAATTTTAACAGCATCGGCATTATTCTGAATACGTTTTGTTTTAAATTTTACTTCTGAGAACTTTTGTATTTTTTCAATGGGCGAATCAGCTCCAAACCATTCTCCAACTGATGATATAATCGATCCTACTATATTGCCTACGGCTCCTAATGCTTCACCACTGCCAAGCGACGCCATTGCTTTACCGTATGCTGCAAGTGCTTCTGCATTTTGTTTTATTTTATCAACAGGTAAGTTTGGTTTTGCAAAATCTTCTAGTTTTTGTAAAGGAGTATCGACTCCTGCTAATTCGCCTAAACTTGAAATAAATGAACCTAGTATGTTACCTACTGCTCCGATAACTCCTCCTGCTCCCATAGCTGCAAGCGCAGCTCCAACAGCAGCCATTGCTTTAGCATTTTCTATAATTTTGTCGCCATTAATGTTTTCAAAATCAATTAAACCTGAAGAAATTTCGCTAATACCTTTACCGATAACCCATGCGCCAGCACCTATTGCAGCAGCAGCCACTCCTACGCCAGCTCCGATAATTCCAATCGCAGTACTTAAATAAGTTGCTCCTGCAACAACAGTTGGTGGGATTTTTGCTATACCTTGTGCTACACCTGCTATTAAATCACCTACACCTTTTCCTAACCCTTTAGCTAAACTAGCAAATGCTGACCCAAGACCTGAGCCAATATCTTTTAGCAATCGTTTTATACTTTTACCAAAATTCTTAGCAAGGTCGTACATTCCCTTACCAAATTCTTTATTTGCTCCTTGAGTAGGGTCTAATGATCCGCCTGGAGGTGTTGGAGGAGATCCAGGTGGAGGTGCTCCTTTTCCTTTACCAAATTTATCAAGAATAGATCCTTTAATTAGATCTCCAATTCCACCTAATGATTTGCTAAATAGGGTTGACGCTACTAATAGTCCACCAAATGCTGCAGCTAGTTTAGCAGTATCACTTCCAAATGAAGTAATACCGTTAACAAAAACTTCAATAGCTCCAACTAAGTTATTTGTAATAAATTCAAATACTCCTGAATCAATGAATAGTTTCTGTAACTTTGCACTAGCAGTTCTCATTACATCGTCAAATTTTACCATTGCTTCGGTAGTTTCATCTCTTGATTGTTGCTCTTGTTTTGCTTTGTCAAGATCCATTGAACCGATTGCTGTTAATTTATTAGAGACATCTAAGAACTCTGCCATAGCTGGATTTGATGCTCTTAAATTGTCAATTAATTGTTTTCTAGCTGCCGCATCACCTTGAGCAAATTTTTCTAAATCACCACCTGCAGATTTCATAGCATCTAATAATACTTGTGGATTCGCTCCTTTGCCTATATCAGTTAATGCCTGTTGCATTACTGGACCGGACTTTCCTAACATTGCAAAAAATTGTCCAGTTTCTTTTGTGCTAGGCATTCCATCTAACATATCTTTAAACACATCACCGACAGTTCCACCTACTTTGTCAATTAACCCTAATGACATTTGTAAGTTTTTAAACTGTTCTGATCCTTCTTCAAATTGATTTAATAAAGTTCTAACACTAGAGTCAGTTGCTTGTTTTTTTAGAGCTTCTTCTGCTTCTTTTCTAGTTTGTCCAGTAACTTTAGCAAGTTTATCAATTTGTTCTAAATATTCTGCACTACCTCGAGCTAGTTCTACATTTGATTTTGATTGTAAAGTTCCCATATTAGCCTGAAGCTCAATATAGTCACTCATTCCTTCATTAATTTCTTGAACAGTAAACCCTAAATTCTTCAAATCATCAAAATGTTTAGTAGCTTTTAATGTTTTATTCATTAATGCAAATCGTTGCACACCTTCAGTAACTGTTCCACCTAATAGTCTTAATGACTGTGAATTACTTGAAATAAAACCGGACATTTCATCTAAACTAAGTTCTAAGTTTGCTGAAACTCGTTTCATTTCAACAATACTATTGTTAAAAGATGCCCCACTTGCATTTAACGTGCGATATACATCAATACTTTTATCTAAATGTCTAGCTATTCCATCTAAATAACCACCAACAACAGGTAAATGTCGTGCAAAGTCTGATATTGCTGTGCTGTTAGATAACAATTCATCTGTCATACTAAGTAAGCTTCTTGAAAATGCTATCATCGAACCTTTTGCTACATTACCAAGAGAACTTGAAAATTTCTTAGTTTCTTCTGTTGCATCTTCAACAGCTTCGGTATGATCTTCAACAGCTTCGGTATCTTCTTCAATTGCTTTAGATCGTTTATGCAAATCCTTAATGATTTTTTTAATATCTTTCCCAGAATCTTTAGATTGGGATTTAGCTAGTTTTTGCATTGCTAACAATAAACTGTATAATGTTGCTTCCGAAGCAACACCGTCACTGCCAGCTTGTCCTACATTTAAAATATTAACGTCTTCAGCCACTACAAATCATCCTTATTTTTATGAAATATAAATAGTACAAACATACTTATTTATCGTATTTATTCGGAGATTTTAATGGATAACAAACCTAACATGATTGAAAGCAATCCTCTTAAAAAATATTTTAGACAACCTAAAATGTTTATTCAATTACCTAGCGGTGGTAAATTTTATAGTCCAGGCTCGTTAAATATGCCTGAAACCGGTGAGCTACCTGTTTTTGCAATGACTGCAAAAGATGAGTTAATTATGAAAACTCCTGATGCATTATTAAATGGGCAAGCAACAGTTGATGTAATTCAAAGTTGTATTCCTAACATTGTTGACGCATGGAGTATGCCTAGTATCGATTTAGACGCAGTGTTGATAGCAATTCGAATTGCTACATATGGTGATTCTATGGATATTACTTCAAATATTCCGGGCTTAAATGAAGAACGTGATTTTGTTGTAAACTTACGTAAGTTATTAGTAAATCTTTCATCTGTCGAATTTAACCCAGAAATTTCTATTGGAGAAATGACAGTTACTATTAGACCGTTAACTTACAAAGAATTTACTGCTAACAGTTTAAAAACATTTGAAGAACAACGTGTGTTTTCAATTGTGAATAATGCAGACATGTCTGATATTGACAAACTGAAACAGTTTAATGTTAGTTTTAAAAAATTAACTGAATTAACTATCACTTCAATTGCTCAAAGTATTACTAAAATTCAAATTGGAGATACAGAAGTTACTAATTCAGAATATATTATGGACTTTATTAATAACTCTGATAAAGAATTTTATAAAAATGTAATCGACCACATTGAAGAACAAAAATCTAAATTTGAATTAGAACCGTTACAAGCTAATTTTTCACCAGAAGATATTGAAAAAGGAGCACCGGAAACATATGAAATCCCTATTACATTTGATCAATCAAATTTTTTCGTATAAGGATCTTGTCTTGGACAATGGATGAGATCCTACATGAAGTAAAAAGATATGAAGGATATCAAAAAGAAATTAAACATGAGATTTATAAGTTATGTTGGTTTATGAGAGGAAGTATTTCCCTTGAAGAAGGATTTTATTTAACTCATGAAGATAGAACAATAATATCAGACATTATTAAAGACAACATAGAAACAACTAAGAAAACACATATTGCTTTCATTTAACTAACAAGTTGCTGTTATTATTCAGTTAGTACAGCAACTTTAGAGAGCATTCCTTTCCATTATAATCTACTATTAAGTGTTTTAACTTCGTTAAAACAAAAGTTTCGTAATATTCGTTTATCTACTTCGTAGACTAAACTCTTATTACTCACTTTATTTTATTTGTTCTTAAATTATTAATTTCTTTTAAAGCTCTTAAAGAATATTCATCTAGATAGGAGAGCCATAATTTGCCCAAAACGGGCAAATTAAAAAAAATACTTCATCTGAGTGAGTATTCACCATCATAACAAAAGAGATTTAAATTAAAGTAATTTAACAGAAGCGGTTGACCGGTACTCCTTACTCTAGCTTTGCGAATGTCAACGGAAAGTACAATATGCCTGTTATGCAACATATTATACTTAGCAGGTTGTAATCTTTTTCACAGAGCCTGCATCATTTAATGCCTGAAGTTAGCGTTTGCCTGTCAGCACGTTAGATCCAACTGAAATTTTTCATACAGTTTCAAAACGAGTCGAGCAACCTCGACTAAACAAAGCTGATTAATGATGCCTAAATAAGTGTGCCTGAGTATATGCCTAAATAAGTGTGCCTAATGTTATATACTTATTATAGTGTCAAAAATCAAAAAGTCAAGAGTTTTTTTAAATTTTTTTCCTAGTCATTTCTTTTTCTTCTGGTAGCAAATCAGGAGGGATGAATTTTATTGCAGATATTTGACGATTGTAATATCGAGGAAGTGAGTTAGGTAACTTTTCAGTTAATACATTTTCTAGTATTTGCATTCTAACTTCTGCATACGTTAATGAACCTTTAGTTTTATGAAGGGATTCGATGAAAAATTCAAAATTGTCTTTTCCTTTTTCATCGATTGCATGGTTTAGATGAGTAGAAGAACTAGTATAAGTTCTCCAGTTTGATTCTTTTTTTATAATTTTACGATTTTTTCTGTGTTTAACTACTTTGCGTAGTTGATTGAAAAAACATTTTTTACCAATATATTCTTGATTAGTAGTTAAATCTCGTATTCGATAAATGAATCCATACCAGTCTTCAGGGTTAAATTCTTTATCAAATATCCAATGACCTAAATCCATGCTACTTCCTTATTTTTTAAATATTTGTTAAAGTAAGAAAGTAGCATAGTTTAATATCACCAAGTTTTAAATATTAGTCTGAGTTAACGTCATTATTTGTATCAAATCGACGATTACGTTCTTCATGTAACTCAGTCTGACGTGCCTTTGCTTCTTGGATTAAATTGCGTAGCATTCTACCGGCCGTGTAATATTTTCTCCAAGTTTGGCTTTTCCGCCAGTCATCGTTAGCGGCGGTGTATGCTAGAAATGCTTCTAATAATTGATCATGTGCATCATTGTCGTTGAATGTAATCATAAGTAACCTTTAGTTTTTTGATCGTGAAATATGATAATATTTAGTTCCTTTTGATTCGCCCATAATTACACGAGCTCCAATGTCAGACCACTTTAGGTTATTCCGTTTTAGAACATTAGAAATGTACTTATATGTACTTTCATTTACTACCTCAATGTTATTAAATTTATTAACAAACTTATTCCACGAATCCTTTCCAGGTGAAACATCAACATTTCGATTATTAAGATTAGCTAATGTTGTAGCAGTACTCTGTAAAAGTTTGAGTGCTGTCTTATGTTCTATAGAATTTAATTGTTGTTTAGATAATAACTCTGATAATTCATCAATTCGCTCTTCCCATGTTTTTATTATTAAATCATTTTGTTTATCAAACTCCAATGTGCTAGCTGAATCTATCTCTGGCAAAGCGTTAATTATCTCAGCAAGTTCTTTTCCAGATTTTGAGTTGCTAATTTTATTCTTTATTATTTTCACATCTGTAGTTTTAGCCGGTTGTTTATTATTCTTTGATTTTGTAGTATCATCCTTTGCCGGTTTACTAGTATTATTTGGTGCAGTTTTAACACTATTTTTTAAATCTTCTTGGTATTTGCCAGCAGCATCTATCCACATCAATGCTTGATCAGTAACATCAGATTTTGGATTATTTAAGATCTGATTTCCTATTTGTATTAATAAGTTTTTAGTGCTATCTAGAGTTGTACTATTTTCAAGTCTAGTAAACACTTCTTCATACCAATCTTTTAAAGGTTGACCTATAGTTGTTACTCCTGATGCAGGCTCGTAGTTGTTAACTTTATTATATAAGTCGTTTATATCAGTAATTTTAGTTTTTTCCTTTTGAGCATTAGAACTCGGTTTCTTTTCATTTGACTGCTGCTGTTGAGCATTAGAACTCGGTTTCTTTTCATTTGACTGCTGCTGTTGAGCATTAGAACTCGGTTTCTTTTCATTTGACTGCTGCTGTTGATCATTAGAACTCGGTTTCTTTTCATTTGACTGCTGCTGTTGAGCGTTTGGTTGGTTATTAGTTTTAGTTTTCCCAGGTCTTCGAGGTTTAACATTTAAATAAATTTCTGAAGTTGATGGAACATCTGCTCCATTACTAATTTCCACCCATGCTCTTGCGTAATTAGTAAGATTGTAAATTGAATTTTCTGGATTTAAAATTTTAGATGCAGCATTATTTAACATTTTATAACGAACATTACTATTTGATGCAGTATGTACCTTTTTAAAATCTGCAAGTATACGGTCCCTTATTGGCTTTTGTTGTTTTAGGTCTTTTAAATTTAGTTCAGTAGAACCACTAGCAGCAGTGTACTTCTTTACAGCTTCATAATTTTTATCAAACGCATTCTTAACTTTTGGCGATACCTCTGGTTCAGTAGATACCTCTGGTTCAGCAGATACCTCTGGTTCAGTAGATACCTCTGGTTCAGCAGATACCTCTGGTTCAGTAGATACCTCTGGTTCAGTAGATACCTCTGGTTCAGCAGATACCTCTGGTTCAGTAGATACCTCTGGTTCAGCAGA